CTTTTAAAGGTGATTTAATAAATTATTTTACAAATTTACAGCAAATAAGAGCAATAAAGAATTTTAATGATAAGGCAGATATAAATGTGAAATTAAATGTAGACTCTGCAATTGCAGAAATAGGTGTACAGGTTGTTAAAGCATTTAAGAAGCTTTATATGACAATTAAATTAAAATAATGGAGGTTATATAACATGGGAGATATAAGAGATAGCGTAGATAAAAGTGCAGGACGTGGATACATAATAATAAACGGTGATATAAATGAGCTCGTAGGAATAACTAAAGTAACAACAAAGAGAACTATTAAAACAAGAACAAGAAAACCTCTTGGTGAAAGAATTACACAAACTAAGGTTACTGGTATAGAAAATGACGGAACCTTGACTGTAGATCATTATGAAACAGCAAGATTTAATCAAATGCTTGATGAATACGAGGCAACAGGAAAAATGCCTGAGTTTGATTTACAGATTATAAATGAAGACAAAGGTGCTGATGTAGGAAGACGTGTTGTTAGATATTATGGTTGCTTATTAAAAGGAGATGTAAGCTTAAATGAGCTTGAAGAGAGCTCAGATGACGCAGTTACATCTGACATAGCCTTTACATTTAGAAGTCAGAAAACATTAGAAGATTACAATAGATAGGAGAAACTGCAATGAGTGATTTAATGAATTATTTATTAGACAATGTAAATGTTACAGAAGAGATTGAGGAGATAAAATTAAACGGAAGGCTTAAAGAATTTAAGTTCAAAATCAAGCCTATAAGTGGAAAGGATTTTAATAAATTCAAGGAAGAGTGCAGAACAATAAAAAAGAAAAAAGTTTCATTTGATGACGCTAAGTTTAATGAGCTTGTAATTACAAAATGCTGCATTGAACCTAATTTCAATGATATGCAATCTATAGAGAAGGCTGGAGTAAAAACTCCGGGTGAGTTTATAAATAAGGTTTTGAAGGCTGGAGAAATAATAGATTTATCAAATGCTATAACAGAGCTTTCTGGATTTGATCAAGATACTGATGAAATTGTAGAAGAAGCAAAAAACTAATAAAGGAAGGTGACCAAGATATACGTACTGCAATGTATTGCTTTTATAACCATGGTTGGTCGCCTTCTTACTTTATGAGTTTAAGTTTAAAAGAGCGTATTTTAATATCCTGCATGGCAGAGTATGAAATTGAAAAACGACCAAAGAGTAAATAATTTAATAAATAGCAAAAGACTGCAATTACCGCAGTCTTTTGCAGTTAAGAAAAGGAGGTGTAATAGTGGCAATATTAAGTAGTACCTTACATATGATGGATAGTACAGGTGTAGCTTTGCAGAACTTAATTACATCTACAGGGATAGCTTCTTCAGCTGTGGAAAGGTTTGCTGCTACAGCTAATAAATTTGATTTAAGTCAAATGTTTGGAATTGCAAGAGAGAAAATAAAACTTGTGGGAAAGGAATTTGATTCTACAAATCATCAGATTGTTGAAAGTACAGCTGAGCAAGAAAATTTAAACAAAAAAATACGCGATGGATCAGAAGCGGCAAAAACTCTTAAGGGTGTGTTTGATAAACTCGGTGGATTTGAAACAATTAAAAAGGTTGTTAAAATCTCAGATGAATGGGTTCAAAATAATACAAGGCTTGATTTGATAGTTGATGATGGTGGAAGTGTAGAAGAACTACGAAAGAAAATATTTTCTTCAGCACAAAGCTCAAGAGCCTTATATACAGACATGGTACCATCAATTACAAAATTAGGATTATCAGCAAGGGATTCGTTTAACAATACAGATGAAATAATTAAATTTACGGAGATGGTTCAAAAGATGGGAACTATTTCAGGACTTCCTACACCTGAAATATCTGGTACAGCGGATAAAATCAATCAAACAATGTCTTCAGGACAGTTACAAGACAGTGATTATGAAAGTATTATGGAGAGCATGCCGATTCTTGAACAAATTATAGCTGATTATATGGGTGTCGGGAGTGATAAGCTTAAAGAACTGGCTTCTCAAGGAAAAATAACATCGGATATTATTAAATCAGCGATGTTTAGTGCATCAGGTGAAATTGATGAAAAATTTGAACAAATACCTATGACTTGGGGACAAGTATGGAACGATATATCAAACAATATTTTAATGTACGCTCAGCCTATACTTAAATTTATAAATTTACTTGCCAATAACTGGTCTGTACTAGAGCCTATAGTGTTAGGAGTTGTTAGTGTTTTAGGAGCTTATTTAGCCATATTGTCCATAGTAAACATAGTGCAAGGTATATCGGCAATTGCAACAGCAGTTCATACAGCGTTTAGAAAAGAAGATACAAAAGCTACATTTGCACAGTCTGTAGCGCAGAATGGACTTAATAAAGCTTTATTAGCATGCCCTTTAACATGGATTTTATTAATTATAGTTGGATTAGTGGCTGTGTTTTATGCTGTAATAGCAGCAGTTAATAAATTTGTAGGTACAACATTAAGTGCAACAGGTATTATAATTGGCGCTCTTGCTATGTTAGGTGCTTTTCTCTGGAATGCTTTTATAGGAATAGTGAATGGAATTATTCAATTATTTTGGACTTTGTTTATAACTCCTTTTATTTCCATAATGGAATGGGTTGTAAATATTGCGATGGGCGGATTTAATAGTTTTGGTGATGGAGTAGCTAATTTATTAGGTCAAATAATCTCTTGGTTTTTATCGTTAGGCAAAGTTGTAACTAAAATTATAGATGCAATATTTGGTACAGATTGGACTTCTGGACTTTCTTCATTACAAGACAGTGTACTTGGATGGGGTAAAAATAAAGATGCAATAACTTTGGAAAGAACAGAACCCAAATTTGATTCGACAATTACTTATGAAAGTGCATGGGATAAAGGCTACAAATTTGGAGAAGGAATAGAAGATAAATTATCTAATACATTTTCATTTGATGATATGAACAACTTTGATGTTCCGGGTACAGATACTTTAAATGCTGATGATTTAGGCAATTTGCTTGATGTTCAGGAATATGACGTAAATGTAAAGGATGAAGTAAATCTGGCGGATGAAAGTCTTAAGTACCTTTTGGACGAAGTTACTCAAAAATACATAAATAACATCAACCTACAAGCCCCAGCTCCAAATGTAAGTGTACAAATTGATGTGGCAAACGGATCTGATTTAGATTTAGATGAACTTGCAGAAAAAACAAAACAAAAAATAGGCACTGAAATACTTGAATTTTCAATGTCAAGTACGGATATAAAGCATTAAAGGAGTGAAAATTAATGTATAAGATGAAATTGACTCAGGAGCTGGAAATGGAAACTTTAGATTTAGAGTTTCCAGATCTCCCTGAAGAAATAGAAATTAAATTTTCAAATGATAATAAAAAATATAATGTATTGGCTTTAGGAGATGTTGTAATTGCAGGTGAAAAAGGCTTGAAAGACTTCAATATTAAATCACTTTTTCCTGCTGAAGATGCTAAAACATACATTAATAATATAGAAACAATGATAAATAATAAAAAACCTATGAGATTTATATTAATTAGGGATGATACTTATAAAGATATAAATATGTCTGTCGTCATAGACGAATTTTCATATAAGAGAGAAGGCGGAGAAGGTGATGTATCTTTTACATTAAAATTTACCGAATTTAGAGAGTTTATAGCAAAGGAGATAGGTTATGTACAAGATATATATAGACAGTAAAAACACTAAAAAAAGGTATGATGTAACAGAATTAGTAACAGATATATCTTATACAACCTATATGTCTGGAACAGCAACAAAGCTTGAATTTACTCTGATTAAGGATAATATTATAGTATATCATGAGGGTGATGCTGTAAGCTTTTATGATAATGACGTTCCTATTTTCTATGGTTATGTTTTTACAAAAAGTATAAATGAAAAAAAAGAAATAAAAACAAGCTGTTATGATCAATTAAGATACTTAAAAGCGAAACAATCCTTTGAATTTGAAGGAAAAAGCTTAAAGGAGATAATTGAAACAATTTCTAATTACCTTAAATTAAATATTGGGTATATTGAAAATGTTCCGTATAAAACCCCATACTACTATCACGAGGATGAAAGTATATTTGACATAATCGATTACCA